CTTGTCAATAGCAGACTTTAGCCGATTTCCCCATTAGTTAGTCTCCACTCTCAATAAAAGAGTCAATAAATTTGGCTAATTCCCCTAGTTCTTTCCTACTAATTGGAGGATTAACATAATGACTACTCAAACTAATTTGAATATTATCCTCAGTCTTAAAGATAAAGAAGATAAATTTCTCGCCAATGTAAGAAGATTTTTCCATTAGTTATTTCCAATAAATATATGTTTGGCATTTTGGACAAATATAATTCCACTTTTTAGAAACACAGATAGAACAAACTGTGCGAAAAATTTTAGTCATTAGTTATTCTCCAATGGTCTTATAAAGAAAATCGGCTAAACCCTTTAGACATTTACTATTGGTACTAAATGCCACACAACTATCATTTCGATCATTATAGACTGAAACATAACAAGAATTTCCATCCCTAACCATTTCAAAACTAATATCCTTATCAATATCATAATGAGGACGATTTCCAGTAGTTGTCATTAATTATTCTCCAAATTTTACTTTTTAAACTTAATAGTAATCTTATCAATATTCTCTCTTAGTTTCAATAGATCATCCATAGTCAAGAACTTGATCCTTTTAATAGTTTGGAACTTCACATGATCTTTTCTTCAAAACAATAACAATGTTCTACTTCTTCCATCCCCGGCCCAATTAAAAGACCATCCCAACACATACAAAAATGCCATCCTTGAGATATTTCGTCTTGAGTCAGGTTTTCATTATCATTATTCATTAAAAACCAATATCTTTCATTGTTCATTTCTTAACCCTTTTACCTTTGGCATAACTTCTTTTAATAGACTTTTTTCTAGGTTTTGGTTTAACCAACTTCAGAGTTGTCCCATCCTTAAAAGTTATAGTAATATAGGATTTCCAATCATACTCTATACTATCAATAGGACAAGTTCTTTTGTTTAATTGACTCCATAGATAATTAACAAATTGATTCATTTCTTTTCCTCTATTTTAGATTTTGCCCACTCCAACCATTGTTCTGGAGTAAAAGTATAATACTTTTCTGGGTCTTGGATTGACAATAATTCGCCAAGTTTCAAAGCAACATTTTGCCATTCGTTAGTCATTATTGTTAGTTCTTTTTTACAATCATACAATAGTTCTCTGACCAATGTATGATCCATACTCTCAGGATTAAAATTTCCTCCTAGAATAAAATAATCAGTAATTCTATCAACTAGGTTTTCTGTTTTAGTCATTTCTTTTCCCCAATAGTATCATAAAGAAAATCGGCCAAACCCTTTAGACTCTCTTTATCCAAAGTCATACTAAAAGTTTTTTCTGGAATATCATAATCTAGAGTTAGGCTATACATTGGTTTCATATTGCTTATAGGAAGAAACATATAGTTCTTGTCACTAATGGTAGCGACCAGAAGTTCGCCCAATATTCGTTGATTTGTGGGTTTCATAGAATTTTACTCCGACAGTAGTTTACCATAACATCGGCACTTGTCAATAGCAGACTTTAGCCGATTTCACCATTAGTTATTCTCCAAATAGTTGTTAATAAAATCTATCAAACTCTTATTCGTCCTCATCCATATGATTAGTCTCATCAGTCATTTTAGATTCAATATTTTTCAGAATCTCAATGAAATTGTTAATGGTCTTTTTGGTAGGATACCACTTAACACCAAAATTATCATCGGCAAAATGAAATTTCATCGTATTGATGGTTTCGTCAGCATAGTTCTTATCTTCTCTAAACTCGATAGCCAGAGAAACATAATCATCCAAATTAAAGTTTTCCATTAGTCATTCTCCAAAAAGGTTATCAAACACAATTCCGTTTAGCATCTTTCCCCAAGTATACCATAGTATCGGCGTTTGTCAATAGCGACCTTGAATAAATCGTCAAAATGGTGTATTTATTAGAGTTGAAAGTGTGGTCAGACATTTTCAATACTACAATATAATAACTATCAAACGCCCAGATAATTGTCAACTGACCTTGACGTTATTTGGGTTGTTTGTTTTAATGGGTCAAATTATGACAAATAAAACTTGCACCAAATGCAAACAAGAAAAACAGTTAATTGAATTTAATAAAAACAAAAGACAAAATGACGGATTCCAAACTTACTGCAAAGTATGTCAAAAAGAATATATTAAACAAAATAAATTACAACTTGAAATCTATTATCAGGACTGGTTTTCTGAAAATAAACAAGAAAGAAACGAATATAATAAACTTCATAGAAAAAAAAATTTACAAAAATATAAGAATTATAATAAACAATATAGATCTAAAGAGTCTTACAAAGAAAAGCGTAGACAATATGAAAGAAATTTGGCTAAAAACTCATTAATTTTTAGAGTAAAAAACAATTTACGAAAAAGAATTGGGTCATTTTTCAAAGGAAAAGGAAAGTCTAAATCAACCGAAAAAATATTAGGTTGTTCTTATCAAGAGTTTATATTTTATCTAGAAAATAAATTTACAGATGGTATGAGTTGGGGAAACTATGGATTGTATGGTTGGCATATTGACCATATTACCCCATTATCTTCTGCTACAGATGAATCATCTTTAGAAAGACTTTGCCATTATACTAACTTGCAACCACTTTGGGCTAAAGACAACTTATCAAAAGGAGATAAAATTATTTAGATTTGATTAATGGTTGATTTCCCACAACTAGTATATTCATTTGATTGAATTTGGGAGTCTGACCCACAAATATGTCTAATCAGAATATGAACGTTTGTTTGATTAATTGGTGAATTTTGGATATATTCGGTCAAAATAGTCTTTAAAAGAATCTGTTCATTTTTTGATATTAAGATATTTTTATACATTTCAAATCTTTCATTTTTCTCGTAAATAATACTAAAATCCCCTCTAAACATACTAGTATACCATACAGACAAAACAGTGTCAATAGGAGTGGGGTTTAGCCAGTTATTATTAACATATAAGAAACTGGTCTATACTATAATTTAAGCTCGGCCATAAGCAATAAGTAAAAATTGTTCACTTTTAGTGAGAAATAGAACTCATTAGCTTTTATTCAGCCACTTTTGCCGTATTGTAGGATGGCGAAGATGTATATTCAGGGGTATTTGGGGCTTTTGAAAATGATTTGTAAATGAAATAATGAGCAGAAACCATAGAAACTAGGGTCACAGCAGCAATAAATACTAGATTATTGATAAAAGGAATATGAAATTCGTCGTTTTTCATTTTTCGCCCTTTGAGATAAGAATGGTAAGAATAGTACAAAATATGTAAAGGACTCCCATAAAAGTCCAGACTGTTAGTTCTTGATTACTCACAAGGATACCCATAAGTTTGTTGCAGATAGTGAATAAATAATCCATATAATATTAATGAGAAATATAAAATGACCAAACCATAATCCTGCAATATTCCTAATTCATTATCGGCCATAATATCTCATTGTTCTGTATAGGGCATATATGGAAAGTATTAGTAGTAGTGATGATAGTATTATTGCTGTGTTCTGATCTTTTATTAAAATGGGGAATAATGGTTTTCTAACTAGTATATTACTCAACAGATTCATAGAGCCCATTCAACTAATAGATTCTTGATTCTTGTTAGTAATGATGGAAATCGGAATTCTTGATTATTTATACTATGAATATTAGAACAAATTTTTTTCTCACAAGATTCCTTACATTTCTTCACAACTTTAACCGGTTTTTTAGTCATAAAATTTCTCCATCAGTTGTCGCTGACTGTTTCCATAAATTCCAAACCTAAAAGATTAGGTGATACAGAAAATATGAATAATCTAAATAATAATAAGATAAAAAGATTATGAATCAAGTTACAGTATCACTAAGTTGACTGACTGTTTCCATAAATTCCAAATAGGAAATATTAGGTGATACATTTATGCTCTAATTTAGGAATAGGATTATCACCATAATTATCAAAGGGTCTCACAACATCCAAGACTAATATACAATCTTGTATGGGGCCTAAACTTTGATCAAACTTAGATAGTAATTTTTCTATTTGTTGACATAGTTTATTACAATCTATCTGCTTATCTAATTTTATACTAAGTTTCATAGGTTGACTGACTGTTACCATAAAAACCAACCCTATAAGATAGGCTGAGACAAATCAACCTACCTTACCGGGCTAATTTTAATACTGACTATATCCAATTAATCCAAACCGCCAACATTAGGCGAGACTAAGAGCAGGAAATGGGATTCGAACCCACGACAGCCAGATTGGAAATCTAGTACTCTACCAACTGAGTTATTCCTGCACATAAAAGACAAACCCCCGAAATGCTTGTTACTATTTTAGTAATAACAAAGCACCGGGGGCTTGCTTTTACTTGGTTAAATTCACTGACAACCGCAACTCACATTGGTTGTACGATTAACAAGACGACGCCTTAGTGGCTGATACTTAACCACTTGCTTAGTTGATGCTGAACAACCACAGTCACAAGAATCTGATGATACGGTTTCATAACAACTCTTTGGAGCAGCAACAACTGCTACAGCACGAACTGGCGCAAGAACAATATTCTTTGTTACATTAACAACCTTACGAACTGGTTGAACTGGGGCTCGACAAACTCCATTACCACAATCACCAGCGGTTGAAAGACCAGCGAAACCGAAAACTAGCATTAGTGCGAAAATAACATTCTTCATTATATAAATCTCCTAGGTAAAAAAATAAAAATGCCAAATCCATTTGACACTACTGTTGTACATGATATAGTAAGTGAAGGGGATGAACGGTCAAGTTGTTGATTCATAAACACTGACTATTGGTTAGTATCTTGTTCAGATTCTAGTTCTTCTATAATTAGATTATATAATATATCTTCATATTCTTTGATTTTTTTCTTATCAATTTGTTCCATAGCAACATCGTGATAATCTTGATCTAAATAGATAATTTTATCATGAGAATTTTCAATTGGTATTGTTATTGCTATTAGTAATACTATTTTTGAACTAAGCATAAAGATACCATAGTTGTGCTGACTATCTCCAAGTTCGCCAAATCAGCAGGATTACGTGATACATTAGTCCCTAATAATTACAGAATTATTCACATAATCATATTCAAAAACAATATCATTTTTTGTATTAGATATTCTATTTTTTTTTAGTACTTATTTTACTAAAGGTTTTGTGCATTATAATAGTATCTATAACCAATGATGACAAGCCTACTATAAACAATGAACACAAAATAGTAATAAGAGCATATTCGAAATATCCATTAGTTTCCATTAGCCTGCCTCGTTTTATTTTTTTGGTACTTGACAATGGTCTTCCAAGGTGTTATATATTATGCAGCGGGGAGTAATAATACTTATAGGGATAATCTAATATCCAACAGTGGTATAGCCAGTTCTATGATCAACTCCCTGCACAATAATATTTTATTCCATAAAAAGAACCATAAGTAAAACAACAATAATCATAGAGCCTCCGGTTCGTTAGGTTCCAGCCTATAGTATACAGTATCGACGTGTTCGACGCAAACCCTTGAGAGCAAACAACTTACAAACTTGACCGACAACCGCAGAATGTTACTATAGTGTAACAGAGATTGTAAATACTCAAAGGTCTTTCAAATCCAAATTCCACTTCTTTTTTGCAAATCTTTTCAGTGGATGAATCGCCCGTTCACCAACATGTAAAGAATAAAAAGGTTGGTTATCATCACTAGGATAAATCTTAGCAATACTACCATTACCATATTCAATCATGAAACCCTTTTTCTCCAGAGCTTTCATAATCTGATTAATATTCTTCATACTCTTCTTCCTCCATAGGCATATACAAAGAAACAAGCAGGGATATAACTGATATAAAAAACAATCAATAAAAATGTAATCATCTTTTTCCTTTCTGCACAATGAACCCCTATTTTTCGCTGACTATCGCCAAGACTGCCAAATCCGTAGGATTAGATGAGACTAGATTTATTATTCCAGCGTAAATATAATCATAGTTTATTATTCAAATGATTTTAATATGGGTAAGATAGATAACCATCCTACCAATAGTATTCATCATTTTTAACCTAAACCCTTACAGGCACAGCACTTACATCCATTGTATCGTCATTCTGGCGTGCCGTCTATAGGGTGCTTGTGAGATACTTTCGCTAAGTCTAGTAGCCATAAGAGTTTACGACAAAGTTTCGCGGCCCGGTTCATCGTAAAGTCTTACGCACCAATGGTTTAGGATCGGGCAGCAAAAGCCGCCGCAGGTTATTCCCTCGTTCCCTGCGACGGCCCTTGCCTACCCACCACGAAGATCAAACGGCGTTCGCAAACTCCATAGCCTTTTCCAAGGCTTTGATATTGTCGTTAGCATTAGCACCGAACCAGAGAGAGTCGAGGCGATTATCCTCGGTGCGACCCTTGCTATAGTTGAGGTATTCATTAAAGCCGTTATAAGCAGCCCACCAAGTACCACGCACATTCGTGGCCGATTGCTTCGGGCCTTCAACGAGGGCCAGAATCTCGTCCATGATATTACGGGTACGAGTCTTAATATCACCGTCAACAGTACCTTCGATACCAAGCATCGTCTTTACATATCGACGAATGTCAGCCTGATTAAAGTTCTTCGATGCCAGAAATCGGAACTGCTCCGCAGTAGCCTCAAACTGTGCATTGATATTATCCATAATGTCACGAACCTGTTCCAGATTATTCTTGCTGGAACGAGTATGGCGAATCCTAATAAGTTGGCTACTCTTATTATTATGGGCCATAGCCAGAGTATTCACGCATACGACACGAATAGGCGTATAGCCAACACGAATCGCGGTTGTACCATCGTGCGAGTTACTAAGCAGAATAAACTTACTAACATCATCACCCGGAACAATCTCGCTGCTATCACGGTTGAGTTGTGCGAGAACCCAAACCTTTTGACCACTGTGAAGCGAACCAGCGGTATGGATGCCACACTCGCCAGCATCAATAAATGGCTGGAACCAATCAAAAGAATCCTTATTCTGGAGCGGCGTATAACGCGGCCCCACAACACCAAGGATGCTACCGTCAGTCTTACGGTATGTAGCACGATGCGAAACCGGAACACCGTCAACGGTTTGCAGATCCTTCAGTCCAACTTCCCAATCCAGACCGGCAGCGACAATAGCATCTTCGACGCCAATATCGGCATCGACCTTATTGCCAAGACCGTGCCAAGGGGTAGCACCAACAAACATCATCTGTTCAACAGCAGCAGGCATCGTAATCTCCTTTGTGGTAGGTTCAACTCTTATACGCTCATTCTACAGTATTTATCGGCACTGTCAACCCCTAAACTTGTGAAAAAAAAGAATCGTCGCAAGTGCTTATGCGGCAACACTTTACGTCGCGGCCGGGCCAGCAGGCTCGTCGTAAAGTCTTATGGGCTATAGATTTAGGAGAGGCAGTCCCAAGTCACGCTCACAAAGTTTAGAACCTTCATGGTCAGCAGGGTATCCACACTCTTCGGGCAGATAGCAATATACGCCCAATGCTCTTGCTCTTGGATATTCTTCTTTAATAGTATCCGTAATATGCTTTACCGTTTTTCCAGAGCAAATAAGATCATCAATAACCACATACCTAAAAGGAGCAACCCCCTCAGTTGTAAAATCGCTATATCTTCTTTCATCTTTGCGTACCACCAAAATGTTTTTATTAAGAATCTCAGCAATCTGTGGCACAACCATTAGACCGCTAACACCACAACAAGCAATGCTATCAAAATCTTTAGTAATCTTTCGCAGATCACACACAGCCTTAATAATAATCTTATTTCTAATCTTATGATTCAATACATGGCAAGTGTGGCTAGCACCTTGAATGATTCCGCCATCGGTATTACGAACTTCTTCGATTTGCATTTCGTTTAACGATTTCATAAATACGGATGGTACGATTCGAACGTACTAGAAGAGAGAAAGGATAATCCTTATAATAGATACTTGTCCCACCAAGTCGCATCCGTAACGAGAGAGTTTATTCATCATCCAGTTCGTTAGCGATAGAGTGATAATCAAACTCCCAAGAGTTTTTCATATCTTCAATATCGTTATCATTATCATCCTCAAAAATGAGATCGTCATCGTACAACTCGTCGATGTTACTAGAGTCATAATAGTCACGATCATCATAATATAGCATAAACCCTTCTCCTTTAACTACTATTCTACACCAACGATCAACTATTGTCAAGTGGGGCCTGTGGGACTCGAACCCACGACCAAAGGTTTAAAAGACCCTTGCTCTACCAACTGAGCTAAAGCCCCGACTCTGATGTAGTTTACACTAGTTTTATCGGCTTGTCAAGGGGCAAACCTATAGTTTTTCTCGCTGACTATCGCCAAGACTGCAAATCCGTAGGATTAGGTAATCCACCGGGTGTTTTTGTTTGGGCAGAACACCGAAAACTGCTCAGAACGCCAGCCTCCGTTTTGGTATGATACCATAGTTATCGGCATCCGTCAATCCCTTTCTTGAATCTTTTCTAAGTCCTTATCCACAAAGAGTTTACGTCAAGCCTCCATGCCCAGCCTAGTCGTAAAGTCTTATGTAGAAAGGAGTTAGTGGTGGATGAGGGACTCGAACCCCCGAAGTTAAAAACACCTGATCTACAGTCAGGCCCAGTTGCCGCTTTGGTAATCCACCAACTTATTCCTGATATTCGCAGTGTTCAAATCCTACACCATCAAGCGTTTTTAAAGATCTATTAAATGTTCTATTTTTATGGCAATTTGAACATACAACATCGCACTTTTCTATTTCTTCTTTAACAACTTCAAGAGACATTGTAGTACAACGGAACTGTGCTATTGTAAAATTTTTATCTTTTAAATGATCAAATTCCAATATCCAATATGGGTAATTTTCTCCACAATCAGCACATTTTTTACCGGCTTTATATTCTTGTATGAATCTTACTATCTTATTTCTTCTACTAGAATTTCTTTCAATAGTTTTATCTTTTTGTCCTATACCTATATGATATGCAATTGTACCCTTAGAACATCCAAGTTTTTCTTTTATCTGATTATAAGAATACCCTTGGTCTTTTAATTCTAGTATTTGTTCTTTAAGTGTTTTTTTCATAAAGCCTCCATAGTAAATGTATAGTATTATACACCGCGGAGGGTATTATTCGAACAGAGGCCCAGGGAATCTAACCCTGACCGGCTTTCACCGGCCCGCTTTAGCAAAGCGGTGCAGCAAAACAATATCTGCCTGACCTCTAAAAACTGCCCGACTAGGACTCGAACCTAGAACCCAGCGGTTAACAGCCGCTTGCATCTACCATTGTGCTATCGGGCATCAAGTTCCGAGACTACGATTCGAACGTAGAAAAGTTGATCCAAAGTCAACTGTGATACCGTTTCACCATCTCGGAGAGCCGATGATCAGAGTCGAACTGATGACAGGCAGTTTACAAAACTGCTACTCTACCAACTGAGTTACATCGGCAATCGCCTTATTATACTCAATAATCATTATCCTCGCAAGCCCTACGCTTTTGGGCTGAACGAGTACGCTGACGCTTGGGACGATTATCGAACACGGTAAACTTGTGTTCCTGATGCCCCTGACGCATCTCCCAAGGCATAACTTTCTTGATTTTGATTACGTTGTGGTTGCGTCGAGGACGCATATCGTCGTTGTTGTGGAGGGTAATCATACCATTGACCATTTTCGTGTTGATAAAAAACTTTGTTTACGTTAGGATCATACGCCATTAAACAGTATTGTACCGGATAAACTACCTTTGTCAACTCTTTTTGTTGAGTCAACTCTGGGATTTTTATATTCCCACTTTGATAATCTTTTACACCATTATAGGCCAACCCTAACAGTGCAATAAGCACACCCACCCATTGTAGCATATTTCCGTTCCTTGTCAAGACCCTCTTCTCATCCATAGAGTATTTATCGGTCAAAAGGCCCGACCAACTTTAGAAAATCCTAAACCCATATGTTGCAACACTTTACGTCAAATCCGGGCGGCCCGCCTTGATGCAAAGTCTTATGCACCAAGGACTTATGGCTATTCGTCATCCGCCCTAGAAAGTTCCCACCCTGCGGCCCTCACGATACTTTTTGTGGCGATTACATTAGTTTTAGGAGTAGCACTAATATAATCTCTATATCCCTGTTCATCCACATAAAAGTGCTCGTCGATAGTATCGAACTTATTTGTTAGCAACAAACCACAAATAGCCGCCTCAAGAGCATTAGGTTGAGACAGAATAACTTCTAGTGTACCGCTCTTTACATAATATTTAGCCATTTTCAATACTCCTGAAAAGTTTCAATACCAGTATCTAACACTACCATACGATCATCTATAAAACCAAAGTTGCCAATATGACGATCACCAATACGAATACCAGTATCGCCCTCGGCATGTTCACACAGATATTCAATCTGCTCCTCATAGTCATATCTGGCACATTCGCACCGCTCACAATCACAACCACCAGCACTACCACTACACCCCAGAGTTCCTACTTTCTGTACCACATATCCCCATTGACTAAGCATAGGCTTGTTAGTCTTAGGATGGATTCCGATTGTAATACGACCAACTTCGCTATGAACTTTAGGAGCATATCCGGCAGCACATAGAATCATTTGATAGCACCGTGCCAGTTCAGCGTGTTCCTTTGACAGGAATGTTTTGAAACCTTTGCGACGATTTACAACAAAGAAACTAGTACGACTACCATCAGCCTTGTGATATTTTGCACTAATCTTACCCATACTCAACTCCCTAGACTAATACGAACATTGTGAACATTATAGCCGCCATCGTCCAGTTTTTCTACGTCAACACCGTTATCATCCAGAATATCCCACAAGTCTGGCAGAGCCACCAGAGTATCATAGTTGTTACCAAAACTAACATCACTATTACAAACCATATCCATAACATCAGCATAGTCTAGATGGTTATGGTCACAATAATCTTTCAATCGGATACATTCGTGAGTAAAACTTTCCATAATATCCTCAGTGTGATGGAAACAACACGTTCGCTAAACCCTTGACGCACAAGTTACAGTCTACACTACCCTCAGTGGGTGTGCAAGTGACAACGCCACGACCACGACGGATTTCGGGGCAAGTGATAAACTTTGTATCATTCAGCACAACCAGTTTAGGCAGACTCTTACGCCACACTTCCGCTGCCGCCTTACGCTTGGGACGTTTCTTGGCAATCTTTTCGTCACTATCGCACCATGCGAACAGTTTGAAGCCTTGAGCCTTTGCCTCATTCATATCATTATCATTATGAACACTGGCATATACATTCATATACTTTTCCATAGCCACAAGCCGACTATCATAGATATGAGTATAAAACCACATATCGGGCAGACTAGTACCATCGGCCATAATACTCTCACAAGCCCACGTTACATTAGCAACATAGTCAAGGTCAAGTTCGCCATTGAGAAACCAGTCGCCACGTTCATGCCAGCGAATACTCTTTTCCTTGCGAATCGCTTCCAGAATCATGGCTCTAATACGATTCTTTTCCGTAATAAGATTTTGCATACCAGCGGGGCGAACATTAGGATACATTTTCTCGGTTTGCTCGGCATAGCAACCGTCGCCCAAATAAACACAAGTAGGGGGACAAGTATCACCAACGGGCCGACTCACGACCAAACAACCCTTACCCAACTTATCGTTACCGTTTGCAACTTTCATCATGTTTCTCCTATGCTAACGATTCTATACTACAGTATCGGCATTGTCAAGGGAAAACTTTATCAGTTGTTGCAGAAAACGAAACAACTCGTAAGTGCTTGTGCTACAAGAGTTTACGTCGAACCCGGCCGCCGCAGTTTGTCGTAAAGTCTTACAGAATAAGGACTTAGCGAGAATGACGGGACTCGAACCCGCAACCTCTAGCGTGACAGGCTAGCGATCTAACCGATTGATCTACATTCCCAAATAGCCCCAAGAGGAATCGAACCTCTAACTAGACTTTAGAAGAGTCCTGTTATCTCCATTTAACTATGGGGCCGTGTTTCTATTATAGCATACTCATTCAACGCCGCAAGCCCACATGGCGTCCCATGTAGGCTATACGGTTTGATGGTTGGTTCGTTTTCTACCATCGTTAAGTTATATTCTATAGTAGCCGAACCTATTCCCGGAAGCCACTCCGGTTATCTAGTCTGGCTTGACCGCTACTATGTTGCACCCAAGGTCTGCAACGAACCCATTACACGGGACGAATCCCGCCGCACTATGCCTAAAATCTATTTATGCATAGTCCAGTTTTATGATTGTTGATTGTATCTTTGTGCTATACGCACTGGTATCACCCTACAACTAGGTACTAACGTATTTCGTTAGATTTTGCCAGCAACAATCTTTTATATTCAGGCAACCGCCTCGACCGTTTCCTTGACCTTCTTAGGATTCGCGGAGTCGCCCGCAGCCTCGGCAGTCACACCCGTAACACGGGCACGCCACACCTTATAACCCTGCTCAGAAAAACTCTTGACTTCGCCAGCCTTGACGTTCGCATGAACATCACCGGGCAGGCTATCATTCAGGGCAGCGGTCAGACTTTCCACAATCGCATCACGATCCAGTTCCGTAGCAACAATATCAACACTGAAAGCAAACTTTTGCATAGTAATCATCTCCAAAAAGTGTAATCGAACCAAGTAAAGTAATCATACCAACCGTATCATCACTTGTCAAGGGCTAGGTCGAACTTTTTTGGTTGCGATCAACCAGCGTCTTGTCGTGTGATGCTATCAGTATACCCTAGTTATCGGCACTGTCAACCCCTTGTCATTAGTCTTTTTCACGATTGTTCCTAAGTTGTTGTTGGATAAGAGTTTACGTCAAATCGCCGCGGCCGTCCTCGCCGCAAAGTCTTATGCGGCAAGGCTTTAGGCTCAGGAGAGAAAACCCTCGCAACCATGTCCAACAAGATCACGCAGCAGATTCTCAGCCGCTTCGGGAGTCTTGAGAGTGATGCTGTTCCTAACATTAGCAGCGGCAGGAACGAACTTGTCGTACTTCCAGCCACCAACCAGAATGTCGCTCCAATCCTTGCTTTCCTTCAGTCCCCAGCCAGTATGGAGTCGGATAGCCTTGATGCAGTAGATACGATTATCCAGAGTCATACCACCAGTGATGGTAACGGTTCGATTCTGGTTAACGCCCAATGCAATCTCGAAAGAGTTCACGATCTTGTGATACAGTTCAGCATCGTTGTTGTATGCCCAACTGGTAGCCAGATTCATAGCCTCACGAACGCTCAGTTGCAGATTAATCATACCTTAAAATCTCCTAAATACCTGGAATCTATTTCTCTAAGATCATCGAACGAGCAGTGTCGTTCTTCTAAAATATAAACCTGTTTACCACTAGTAATCAGTGTAGCGTATTCGCTTTCGTCCCACACAAACTCGTTGCTATCACTCTCACGACGCCAGTGCGGATCACGCAGTGGATTATAAAACACCTTCTCAAGATTGTCAATAGGCAGAGTAGGATAAAAATCTTTGCGAAGCATAACTTCCTCACACCTTACCCATCCACTCACATCATGCACACCAGCCTCAAATACTTGTTTAGCCTTATTTGGTCGATTGCGAAGTTTACAACCCCTCATTTCCAACTGGTATTCTTTGGGATCATAGTAATAAACATCTACAGTCTTACTACCCTGCTTAACTTTTATTTGCCAGTGCATATAATGCTGGCCTTTACTTAGATGGAATCGCACTTCGCCATGCAGTGGTTTCTGTTTCATGCTCATAGTATACCTTATCGGCAATCGTTTGTCAAGAACCTAAAACTTTTCTGTGAAATCCAAAGAAATACCCATTTGTTCTTGAACATCTCCGTCTGTTAGCGTATCACTATCCATCATAAAATCCAGATCATCAAAAAATATTTCAATATCCGGATTATCGCACATTAAACTAGCAAAGTTAAAAATCATAAAATAGGCTGTTGCCTGAACCCAAGAAGCACACAAACCAGAATGAAGTTCAATAGTATCCCTATTGTTATAAACGTACTCAATACAAGATCGTTTTGTATTGTCGCTCATGTTATTCCATACAGGAATATCAAACTTATTCAGTTCATAAGATAACTCACCCTTAGATTGTGTCATCCAATCATTACGATAAGCATCATACGTTTCTTCGATCATACCAACAGCGATCTTTCGACTTTGCATAAAATCTCCTTTTCGGGCATTATACCTTATCGACCAAACCTTGTCAAGACCTTTAAACTTTCGCTGACTACAGCCACACCAGCCAAATCCGTAGGATTAGGAAAGACAAGCGTTGGGTTGAGCCATACTCGACCGCCATTTAACCGTGGCTTCTTTGATATCATTCTGCCAACGGCCCACCCACTTGTCTCTCTAAGTATACTTCTATTATCGGGTGTTGTCAAGGGTTTTCTTTAAAAAATCCTAAGTCGTTATCTAGAAAGAGTTTACAGCAAAAGCGGGCGGCCAGCCAAGCCGCAAAGTGTTATGCGACAAGGCTTTGCGTCAATCCATAGTCCACTGAACTATTGGCTTAGATGGTCCATAATACTTATACAGATATTCAAAATCCATATTGTTATATCGTTCATAATGTAGAATCAACTCACTAACTCTACATTGATACAAGAGTGGAGGACTCATCTTGTTCCACTTGTAAGACCGATAACCGTCCTTAGTGATACAGGTTACCCAATCTTTACCAAACTTGAGAATAGTCCCCCAAACATTCTTACCATTATAGGTAAAGTTCATGGTATTACCAAGCCAATAGGGCCAATAAGGATTATTTCCGTTCATATGTACCTATTTTCCCTTTCATACTGAGATTTATTGTTATACAACTCGTCTTCATATTCTGCCCGTGCTATTTGTCTGGTAAACTCTGCACGATCAATCCACCCTTTATGTAACATATCGTACAAGCCAAGAACATTTGGCCCAAACGTCTTAGGGTCATATCCGTCATATTTAATAGCGTTCATATTTGATATCTCCATCCATTTCATCAATAGCCAACTCGGCTCCCACCCCATAGTCTCCATCAGCAAGTCGTGCTTGCCTACCCATTATCCAATCCTGAGCATCTGCATAATCATCGAATCCATATGGTGGCTCAGCCCCGAAAGTAGGCCAACCATCTTTTCCTATACGTTCACCATCATTAGGCCCACCGCAAACAACAACGACAAACATCATCAGACCTCACAAATATGCTTGTTACAACGGATATCAGTAGCAGACGGATACTTGCTAAAAACTTTACACTCAACATCGCTCTTGGTAGCATACCTTGCTCCAAGTTTCCAAGTCCAAGTCTTACCATCCATAGAGAACGTCACAGTCCAACCAGTATGGATATGTTCGTGCTTCACGTTACCCCACATATCCCTACCCATCCGATAGCCATTCCAACTCATCTTTCACTCTCTTTCTTCTACTCTTATATCGACATTCTACCACGAGAACTTTAGTTTGTCAAGAGAGAAAAAAGATTTTCTCTAAGTGCTTATGCCACAACACTTTACGTCAAACCGGCGGCCGCGGCCTTGCCGTAAACTCTTACGGATCAAGGCTTTGCGTCAAATCACCAGATAGGTGGCCTTTTCGATCACCACTTGCTCATTCAACGTGCCGATGTTGCGGATAACCACCTTTCGCTGGTAGCCCTCAAACACGATGGACCCATCGGTATCCATCGTCACATGAGCGACTCCGCTGTAGTTGCGGTGGAAGAAGTAGGTAGTCTCTCCCGGTTCATTGTAATCGCTTACAATCCACTGTTTGTTCGTTGCCATCGTTTTCTCCCTATGCCACTTGGTAAGTTCGCCCGTTGATGGTAATCGTACCACCAAACATATCCCATGTCAACTCTTCCTTAAGTGCCTTTTTATGAGCTTTGAGCAGAGCCTTGTAGTCCTGCTTCAGTTGCTCTTCGGTCGCATTTGTCCAGATGATTTTCACTTGATCAACTCCAGTTCCACCAGATACGCATCCTTCTCGGTCCCATCGTCGTACTCGACCCACGCCCAGCGGCCATCGGCCCCAAGTTGAACCACGGTCCCTTCGTGTCCGATCAGCCCACGCCACCGAATCCTGTCGCCAACCTTGATCATATCAGATTAACTCCGTAGTTGCTAGACTGAAACCTATCGTCACTCATCTCCGGCTCGTAACAAGGCTCGATCATAATCGAGATTCCATTGTGTGCTGTGAACACGTTTCGGAAGTCGCTATCTTCCCAATCGGGCATATCGTTGCTCACCCCGTTCTGGCTCATCACCAGATTGTCCGCGTGGAACGTGGCCAGATCGAAGTTGCGAAATGCCTTAACGCTAATCACCCGGTCATGCCGAACCATCAGCACCAGATACATCTGTTTCTTACCAGATATTTCCTTCTTCATCTGTTCCGCTGCCATCTTAAGAGTCTTACCCAAGTTGTTCGCAATCCGGTCTTCAATATCCACAGTCTGCTCTCCTGTTGTGAGTCCTCATTCTACAATACATTATCGACACTGTCAAGGTGGTTTCTTTAAAAAATCCTAAGTCGTTGAGCCATAGGAGTTTACGTCAAAAACGGCCGCCCCGGTTCGTTCTAAAGTCTTACGTCTCAACACTTTAGATACCACCAGTAGCAATCACCACAAAAACTCCAAAAAACCTCATGCTTATCTAAGATATAGCACAGTTCATTACAGTTACCACAATGACAAACGCTATCAAGAGTTTTCATAAACTAACTCCACATACTTATCGACCAGTTCGCTAGTATAAATCTCATGCAGAGAGATCAGCTCTTTTGCCTTATCTACGTGTTTTTTGCTCGTTGTCATCATACGAGAGCTAAAAAAGTTGATAATATAAATCATAGCCTGTTCCCTAGTCATAGTCTTAGGATCAGCACTAATCAAATCTTTAAAGTTTTTAGCCATGTGGATAATCCTTTGGGTAGTCAGTTTCTGGTCGTTGCGGTTTAGGTTGTCCCTCATATGGCATCCACCACGGAGCATCCATACGATCTACAATACCGGGAGTTTCTTCACAAATCAAGATATGTTCACTTACCGGATCGTCCTTATGAACCTCATATCTTCCCTGCCACACCCCAATATACTCGCCAAAGTAATAAACCTTTTGGCCGTTGATAGGGCGACGAGGACCGAAAAAACTAATCCATTCCATACTCTATTCCTTTTGCAGATAATACTCTGGCATAATAGAACCAGTTTTAGGACA